ATGGGCATCATTCCCGGTATCGATGACGACGAGATCCCAGACGGAGGCGAAGATGCAGTCGCGTGAGCGCGTGATTCTCGCCTTGGACAAGTCCATGCGCACCGTGGACGAGAACGGCTACCTCCATGTGGCCGTCTCGAACATCAGCAAGGCCATGGTTTGCCCCTACCTGGGCGAAGAGATCGCCGACATCGCCAAGGAAGCCGGGGTGGTGGTCGACCCCAACCGGACCTATTTCCTGCTTCGGGATCCCGAGGAACTGGCCAAGGCCGCGCCCTACTTCAACGGGCTGCCCCTCCTGGCTGGCCACGAGCCCCTGAGTGCCGAGGACCTGGCGGTCGACATCGAGAAGAAGGCCATGGTCGTCGGCGCCACCGGCAACGACGCCATTTTCGTCAAGCCGTACCTGCAAAACAGCCTCGTCGTATGGGACGCCGCGGCCATTCAGCGAATCAACACCCGGGAGCAGGTTGAGTTGTCCTGTGCCTACCGCTGGATCCTCGACATGACCCCGGGAACCTACGAAGGAGTTGCCTATGACGGCGTGATGCGCGAGCTGCGCGGAAACCACGTGGCGCTGGTGGATGAGGGTCGGGCCGGTCCCGATGTCCTGGTCTCCGATGCCAAACCCAAAACCCCAAAGGAGCAATCCCCAATGAAGCAGAAAAAGCTCACTCCCAGGGCGATCGCGGCGCGGGGGGCCCTTCTGGGCTACCTCCGTCCCCTGCTCGCCTCCGACCAGGCCCTGAAGATCTCCGATCTCAACCCGCTGGTCGCCAACATCACCGCCAAGGCCTTCAAGACCCAGAAGGCCAAGCTGGCCCAGGACGTCAAGAAGACCTTCACCCCGCGTCTGGCGCAGGATGCGGACCTCGACGACGTGCTTGACCTCCTCGACAACCTCGAGGACGGCGAGGCCGAAGGCCCCGACATCGAAGACGGCAAGAAGCCCGCCGTTCCCCCCGTCCCGCCCACGGGCGACGAAGACGACATGGGCGAGGACAAGGGCTGCACCGCCGACGCTGACGAAGCCGGCAAAGCCCTCCTCGGCCTCCTCCAGGCCCAGAACCTGCCCGACGAGGTTATGTCCCAGGTCGCGGCCCTCCTCGACAAGCTCTCGCCCGCCCCGGCGGCCGGCGATGGCTTCCCCCCCAAGAAAGGAACTGCCGTGGATCCCAACGACACCAAGGCCCTCACCGTCGGCAAGCCGGCGATGGACGCCGCCATCAAGGCCGCGGCTGACGCGACGGTCCAGCGCATGCAGTCCGTTCGCCTGGCCGAAGACGAAGTTGAACCCCTGATCGGCGCCGTGCGCGGCCAGACCAGCCCCGAAGCCGTCTACAAGATGGCCCTCGACCACGCCAAGGTCCCCACCGAGGGCGTGCACCCCTCCGCCTTCCGCCCCCTGGTCCAGATGCTCCTCGCGAAGTTGGACGACGAGCCTGTCGTTCCGACCCTGGGCATGGATTCCAAGGCGGAAGACTCCTACGCCAAGCGTTTCAACCCTGACCGGATCCGGAGGTAAGCCATGGGTTTCCAGACTTCCGTCAACCTCACCTCTCCCGTCGGCACCGAAGGCGCCAAGGCCTCCAGCAATCCTCTGGCCATGGTGATCGGGCCCGCTGGCGGCTTCGTCGCCGATTCGGTCAATGGCCTGAACGTCGCCCGGTTCGCCTGGGTGGGCAGCGACAGCAAGACGCTGACCAACTACGCTCCCGGTGGCGTGCCCTCCGTCCCCGACGGTTGGGTGCTCAACGAGTTCCAAGCGAATTCCTCCAACCTGCTCTCCCCCAACGGTATCAACCAGCTGGGCGGCGACGCTGCGATCTTCAACCGCGGCGACTTCTGGGCCCGCTGCGGCTTCCAGAGCGCGACCCGTGGCAACAAGGTCTTCGCGAACCTGTTCTCCGGCGCCGTGATCCCGGGCGCCGCCGGCAGCTTCCCGAACTACCCCTCGGGCGTGGCCTCCACCTTCCAGGCCACCTTCGCCAACCTGGTCATGACCGTGACCAGCCTCACTACCGGCTACATCGGCATCGGCCACCTGGTCACTGGCCTGGGCATCCCGGCGAACACCCGGGTGGTCTCCCAGGACTCCGGCACCCAGGGCGGCGCGGGCACCTACAATCTGTCCAGCCCCACCGTCACCGCCATCACCATCGGCACCGCCGAAGCCTGCGCTTCGACCCCCGCCGACAGCATCGGCGGAGCCACCGTCACCGCGACCTTCGCCACCAACGTCATGACCGTCACGGCCGTGACCGACGGCACCCTGGTCCCCGGCCAGCTTCTCACCGACTCCACCTCCGGCCTCGCCGCGGGGACCTACATCGTCAACCAGCTCACCGGCACCACGGGGGGCGTCGGCACCTACACCGTCTCCACCACCCCCGGAACCCTCGCCAGCGGCACCGTCAACGCCTCCGCCTGGATCGAGACGCCGTTCTTTTTCCAGACCCCGGCCAACGTGGGCGAGCTGGCCATCATCGGCACGAGGAACTGACCATGAGAACCCTCTTCAATCCCAACCGTGACAAGCTTTTCGACCGGCTGCAGGAGGATTTCGCGATCATCCTGCCGGGCGCCGTGGCCGAGCAGCGCCCTGAATGGGGCCGCCGCCTGGACGTGGCCATGGACAGCGCCCGCCGCGACCTGGGCATCGATCCCCGGACCTTCGGCTTCGACGCCGCCCAGCCCCTGGCCGTGACCCAGAGCAACGCGGGCATCCCCCAGTTCCTGACCACCGTCATCGACCCCAAGTTCATCGAGGTCTACACGGCCCCCCTGAACGCCACCAAGATCGCCAAGGAAGAGCTGAAGGGCGACTGGACCAAGATGACGTGGGAATTCCCCATCGTCGAGGCCACCGGCATGGTCGCCTCTTATGACGACTACAGCACCGCGGGCGAGGCCAACTTCCAAGTCAACTGGGTGCCCCGCCAGAGCTACCTCTTCCAGACCCAAACCGAATGGGGCGAGCTGGAACTGGAGCGCGCCGGCCTGGCCAAGATCGACGCCGCGAACCGGAAGAACCTGGCCTCCGCGAAGGTCATGGCCGAGTTCATGAACACCATGTATTTCTACGGGTTCTCGGGCCTGCAGAACTACGGGCTCCTGAACGACCCGAACCTCCCGGCCGCCATCTCCCCGCTGCAGGTGAGCTCGAACTATCTCTGGAGCCTGAAGGATGCCCTGGGCGTCTACGGGGACATCCAGCTCATGGTCCAGACCCTCATCAACCAGACCTCGGGCATGGTGACGATGGAGAGCGCGATGAAGCTGGCCATGAGCCCGTCGCTGTCTGTGAACCTCACCAAGGTCACGCAATACAACGTCTCCGTGGCCGACATGCTCAAGAAGAACTTCCCCCACCTGGAGGTCGTCACGGCCGTGCAGTATGCCACCGCCTCCGGGAACCTGCTGCAGCTCATCGCCGACGAACTCAATGGCGACGAAGTGGTCACCACTGCCTTCAACCTCAAGGTTCGCGCCCACGCGGTGGTGCGTGATTCCTCCTCCTTCAAACAGAAGAAGTCCGGCGGCGGCTGGGGCGCGATCTGGTATCAGCCCACTGGCGTCGTCCAGATGCTCGGAGCGTAACCCATGGCCGAAACTGTCATCGTCTACTGCAAGATCCCAAACGGGTTTCACCTCACGGTGAAGGCCGCTGACGGCGTCGACCAAACCTTCCGCATCAACGGCCCCCTGAACCGCACCCCCCAGGCCCCCGATGTCCCGGTCTTTTTCGGGCACGGGGCCACCCGGATCCCCAAGGACTTCGCCGAGGAGTGGTTCCGGTCCCATGCCGAGCTGGAGCCCGTCAAGAAGGGCCACATCTTCATGACCGAGAAGCACCAGGACGGCAAGGCCCAGGCCAAGGAACGCAAGGACGAGAAGACTGGCCTCGAAGGGCTCGACCCCAAGAAGCCCGGCCACGGCCTGGAGCCGACCGACGAGATGAAGAAGGTCCTCTCCAAACTCCCGCCTCAGACGGGCCTGGACTAGGCCATGGGCTACACCGCGTCCTTCGATCCCGCCTACTTCGCGTCCCGGTATCCCGAGTTCGCAGGGATCGCCGCGACCACCGCCCCCGGGTATTTCCTGGAGTCCGGGGTCTACCTGAACAACACGGGGACGAGCCCGGTCCAGGATCCAGGGACGCAGAAAGTCCTCATGCACATGCTCACCGCCCACCTGGCCGAACTCTACGACGCCACCAGCGCCCGGGGCTCTCAGGCCCTGGTGGGCCGCATCACCGACGCCAGCGAGGGCACCGTCAAGGTCCACGCCGACATGGGCCCGGTCCCGGGCACCGCCGCGTGGTTCCTCCAGACCAAGTACGGCGCCAGCTTCTGGCAGGCCGTGCGGCCCTATCTGGGCTTCCGCTACCGCGGCGCCCCCCGGCCCGCGTCCTTCCTGCCGGGAGGGAATTGACATGGAAGTCACCTTCCGGGGCGGGGAAGCGCTCAAGGCAAAAATCCAAGAACTGATGGAGCGGGCTGGCGAAGAAGTCAACCTGCGCATTGGTTTCCTGGAGGGCGCCACCTACCCGGACGGGACCAGCGTCGCCAATGTGGCCGCATTGAACGAGTTCGGCCACCTCGCCCCCGTGGGCAAGACCGGCATGGGCCCTGCGGCCCGTACCGAGGCCCGGCCCTTCTTCAGCCGCATGCTCACCGAGAAGTCCCCCGACTGGAACCGCCGCCTGCTCAATCTCTACCGGGCGAACGGCGGCAACCTGCAGGCCGCCTTGAAGAGCCTGGGTGAATCCATCGCTCAAGACCTCCAGATGGCCATCATTGAATTCAACGACCCGCCCGACAAGGACGTTACCATCGCCGCCAAGGGCTTCAAAGGCGGCGCCCAGGCCACCCTCCAGGACACGAAGGTCATGCTGAACAGCGTGGCCTACGAGGTCAACGGGGAGAAGTTCCCGGGTCCGGTGCAGTCATGAACGTCCACGGCCTCGCCTCCTGCTGCACTGGCGCCGTCCATCCGCCGGTTCTGGCCACCATCCGGACCAGCACGGGTGCCACGGGCCTGCCCAGCGGCAAGCGCGTGCCCACCTACACCACCACCACCGGCCCGGTCAGCATCCAGGCCCTGGCTGGGAAGGACATCCAGCACCTCAACGGGCTGGGTCTCCAGGGCGTCACCCGCAAGGCTTACTGCTACGGCGCCGTCAACGGCATCATCCGCGCCTCTGGCCAAGGCGGCGATCTCCTGACCCTGCCCGACGGCACGATCTGGAAGGTAGCCACCGTGTTCGAAACGTGGCCGGACTGGTGCGCGGTGGGCCTGTCCCAGCAGGTGGCGCCGTGACCTACACGCCCTCCATCACCACCGATCAGGTGTTCACCGGCCTCGCTGCATGGCTGTCCGATGCCCTGGGCCTAGTGGCGGGCACGACCGTCCTCCAGGAGTTGCAGAACCGAGCCGCGGCCCCCGCTGGCGGCTTCGTGAACATGCTCCACAAGGCCCAAAAGCGCCTGGCCGGGAACGAGGTGGACTACAGCCCCACCGCGGGCACCACCACCACCACCCAGGCTACCGAGTTCGCCATCCAGGTGGACGCCTATGGCGCCGCCTCTGGGGACTGGGCCTCCATCATCGCCACCATGTGGGCGAGCCCCCTGGCCATCGATTTTCTGGCGTCCTACGGCATCACCCCGCTGTGGGCCGACAACCCCCTGGAACTCTCCATCGTCGACAGCGAAGACGAGTTCGAGGAGCGCTGGATCACCGTCCTGCACCTGCAATACGCCCCCTCCATGACCGCGTCCGCACAGTTCTGCGAGGCGGCCCATATCAACGTCATCAACGCTCTGACCCTCTGAGGACCCGCCCATGGGCACCATTCCCGTCTCCCAAATCATCAGCGTGACGCCCAGCGTGCTCTCTGCGGGCGGCAATCCCCTGGCCCTCAACGGCCTCATCCTCAGCGAGAGCGCAAACCTGCCGTTCGGCCCCCCGCTGAGCTTCCCCAGCGCCCCCGCGGTGCTGGCTTACTTTGGCTCCGGAACCCTCGAAGCTTCCATGGCCGCCACCTACTTCGGCGGGTGGACCAACAGCACCCAGAAGCCCAACGCCCTGCTGTTCAGCCGCTACGCCGCAACCCCCATCGCCGCATTCCTGCGGGGTGGGACCGTCAGCCTGACCCTGGCCCAGCTCCAGGCCATCGTCTCCGGCACCCTGAGCGTCACCATCGACGGCACGGTGCACACGGCCTCCGCCGTCAACCTGTCCACGGCCACCTCGTTCAGCAATGCGGCCGCCCTGCTCACCACGGCCCTGACCCTGACCGGCGCCGCTGTGACCTGGTCCTCGCAGTTCAACGCCTTCGTGATCACCTCCGGCACCACCGGGGCCACCAGCACCATGACGGTTGCCTCTGGCACCACGGCGCTCGAACTGGGGCTCACCGCGGCGGCCGGCGCCGTCCTCTCCCAGGGCTCGGCCGCCCAGACCCCTGCGGCGGCCATGGCCACCCTGGTCAACTACACCAGCAATTGGGCCGGGTTCACTTCGGCCTTCGAGCCGGTGCTCGCCGATAAGGAGGCCTTCGCCACCTGGACCTCTGGGACCAATGGTGAATTCTTCTATGTGCCCTACGACACGGACATCACCGCCACCCAGACCCCGGGGTCCTTCACGGGCCTGGGCGCCTACCTGATGACGAACTCCATCTCGGGTGTGGCGCCGGTCTACTCGGATCCGCTCCTGGCCTCCTTCATCCTGGGCTGCGCCGCTTCGGTGGACTACACGCGCTCCAAGGGCCGCATCGACTACTCCTACAAGACGAGTTCCGGCCTGGCCGCGAGCGTCACCGATGCCATCTCGGCCGCCAATCTCAAGGCCAACGGCTACAACTACTACGGAGCCTATGCGACGGCGGCCACCCAGTGGAACATCCTCTACCCTGGGCAGATCAGCGGGCCCTACGAGAACATTGGTGCCTACGTGGACGCGATCTGGCTCAATGCGGCCCTGCAGCTGGCCGAGATGACCATGTTCACCAGCGTCAACGCCGTGGCCTACGACCCCTCTGGCTATGGCCTGATCGAGGAGGCCTGCAGTGGCGTGATCGCCCAGGCCGTCTACAACGGGGTCATCACCCAGGGCGCGGTGCTGTCCGCCTCGGAGATCTCCACGGTCAACCTGCAGGCCGGCGTCACCATCTCCGGCACCCTGGGGACCATCGGCTGGTATCTCCAGGTGCTCCCCGCCTCTGCCCAGTCTCGGGCCGCCCAGACCACGCCGCCCTGCTCGTTCTGGTACTGCGGCGCCTCCGGTGTCACCCAGCTCAACCTCGCGTCGATCGACGTCCAGTAAGGGAGTCCCACATGCCTCGCTCAATTACCTCCATCGACGCAATCTTCGCCATCACCATCCCCGGGGTCTACAACAATCCGGTGATCCTGCGCGGCTGGGGCACTGATGACTTCGTGGACATGGACGCCATGCCCAAGGTGCACACGGAGTTCGGCCTCGACGGTGTGCAGGCGGCCGGCTACGTCAAGCACCCCCGGAAGATGAAGATCAAGCTCAGCGCCTCTAGCGGCGACCAACAGGTGTTCGATGACTGGGCCCAGGCCATGGACCAGAAGAACGACGCCATCGCCGCCAGCGCCACCATCACCCTCAAGTCCAACGGCACGAAATACAAGTGCGTCAGCGGCCAGCTCACCAACTACAAGGACATGCCCGACGCGAAGCAGGTGCTCCAGCCCCTGACCTACGAGATCACCTGGCAGTCCGTCACGAAGGCGAAGGCCTGATATGCGAAAGACTCAGCCCGTCACCATCACCGCCGAAGGCCGGGACAAGGGCAAGCTCTTCCTCCTGACCGAAATGGCTGCTGTTCCGGCTGAAAAGTGGGCGACCCGGGTCTTTCTGGCCCTGATCGAATCCGGCGTCGACATCCCTGACCACATCGTGGCCGCCGGCATGGAAGGCCTGGTCTCCGAAGAGGGGATAGGCGCCATCCTGAAGGGAATCCTCAGCGGCGCAGGCAAGATGCGCTGGAACACCCTGGAACCCCTCCTGGACGAGATGCTGGAGTGCGTCAGGGTCGTTCCCGAGCCAGTGGCCAACCCGGACTTCTCCCGGCCCATCAACCTCAACGCGGACGACATTGAGGAGGTCAAGACGCTCCTCGCCCTGCGAAAGGAAATCCTGGCGCTCCACACCGGTTTTTCCTTCGCCGCCAAGCCCTCGACCTCCAAGGCTCCGGCGGCGTCCCTGGTAGCGCCGATTACAAAAATCTCCCACCGGTCATCGGGCCGATAGTCAGCCGCCGGCTGGCCACGCTCCGGGAACTTGAAACCTACTACAGCCTTGAGGATGCCTACGACATGCTGGAAATCATCGCCGTCGACAACCACAACGAGGCCCTGGCTTACAAGGGGAACGAATGAGCGGAACGGTGCTCGACGCCTTCTTTGTGTCCTTCGGGATCGACACGAAGGAAATGCACAAGGGCGGCAAGGACGCGGAGAAGGTCTATGAGGATCTGGTCAAGAAGTCCTCCAAGTCGGCCAAGGCCATCGTCGCGGCTGCCAAGGGCGGGACCAAGGAAGAGATTGAAGTCGCCCGGGAGAAGGCCAAGGAACTGATGGCCGCCGAGAAGAAAGCGGCCAAGGCCATCAAGGACAACCTGGTCAAGGAGGCACGGGAGGCTACCGAGAAGATCAAGGAGCAGAAGGAAAAGGGCAAGGAGTTCTTCAAGGAACTGGCCACCTCCGCCCTTGAATTCTTCGGCATCCTGGCCGCCGCCGCCGGCATGGCCGAATTCATTCACCACACGGTGGAGGCCCAGGTCGAGGCCGGGCGCCTCGCCAAGACCCTGGACGCCGACGTGGAAGAGGTCGAGGCCCTGCAGGGCGCCGCCAAGCGCTTCGGGGGCACCGCTGAAGGGATGAGCGAGTCCCTGAAGGGCCTGAATTCCAGGCTCCAGATGATCGCCATTCACGGGCCCCGGTCCAAGATGGCCCTGCAGATCTTCGCTGGCATGGGCATCTCCGCCGTTGCCCTCAAAGGCAAGGACGCCACCCAGGTCATGGGCCTGCTGGCCGAGAAGATGGAGAAGATGAGCGGAGCCAAGGCCATGGCCCTGGGCGAGCGGCTGGGGTTGGACGAGGGGACCATTCGGCTGCTTCAGACCGGCAAAAAGGCCGTTGCGGAACTCACCGGGCAGATCAAGAAGCACGTCAGTTCGGACGAAGACATAAAGAAGGCCGAGCAATTTGAGCAGTCCATGATTCAGCTTCAGGGAGCCCTGGCTGCCGCAGGACGGGAAATCATGTCGACCCTCATGCCCGCGCTCCAGGCCATTGGTGATGTCCTGGTCAAGATCGCCGCCTGGATCAGGGACCATTCGGAGGTGGTCAAAGCGGCCATCCTGGGTATCGCCGCCGCCTTCCTGGTAGTCAACGGGAATGCCATTCTCATGGGCATCAATGCGGCCATCGCATGGTTCATGGCCACCTGGCCCATCGCGCTCCTGGTGGCAGCCATTGCCCTGGTTGCCGCCGGTCTCTACCTGCTCATTACCCACATCAAGGAGGTGGGCCGTTGGTTCAACCAGGTAGCCTATGACATCGCATTTCATTTTTTGAAGGTGTGGTTCACGATCGAGCACGCCGCCTCCAAGATGTGGAAGTCGGTTCTGGAGGGCGCCAAACACGCCCTGGGCTGGATCTGGGACAAGCTCAAGGCCATCGGAAGCGTGGTGCTCAAGGTCGCCACCTTCGGCATGGCCGGTGGCGCCTCGGGTGGGCTGCAGCCGGCCTATGCCGGTGGCGCCGGGATGGCTATGCGTCCCTCGATCTCCAACGCCTCGTCCAGGTCCACCAGTCACCGCGAAACCAACATCAACGGCCCCATCAACATCCACACCCAGGCCACGGACGCCCAGGGCATCGCCAAGGAGATCCCTGGGGCGCTGAGGTCGAATTCCCTGTTGGACCACGCGGACGGGGGGTTCTGAGATGGCCAACGGCTTCGGCGTCTACTCTCTGGCTGGGGACCTGGTGTTCGACGTGGACACGGTTCTCGACCTCAAGTTCTCGGCCAAGGCCAAGATCTCCGATTTTCCCGTGGAGCAGGGCGCTTTCACTAGCTACAACAAGGTGGTTGAGCCCTTCGCCCCCAAGGTTCGCCTGGCGGTGGGCGGCATGATCCGGATGTCTGCCTTCCAAGGGGCTCTCGCGACGGAACTGGCCAGCACGAACCTCTACAACATCGTTACCCCCACCTGTAACTACTTCAACGTCGCATTGGAGGGCGTCGACTACGCCCAGACCGTCGACAACGGCGGATCGAGCATGCTGGTGGTCGACCTGGCCTTGAAACAAGTCCGGGAAGTCGCGCCGGCCTATACCGCCGTGAAGATCTCCCATCCCAAGAACCCCTCCAGCGCCTCCAAGGTTCCAGGTGGAAAGGAGCAGGCCCAGGCTCCGGCTACGCCCCCGTCGCCTCCCTGGAAAACCATCTTCCAAGATGCAGAGGCAGCCTCATGAGCAACCTCTACTGCGACCTCGCCATCGATGGCACGCTGCTTTGGGCGGGCGTACCCTGTCTGAACTGCGTCAAGATCGACAGCTACCCTTACCTGGGCTTCGTGGGGCACCTGGGCTTTGATGATGCCCAGGGCTCCCAGGATCCCGACTACACCGGCCTGGGGCCCACGGGCAGGTATCGCCTGCTCTATGCCCAACAGGGCCAGCCAGCCCTCCAGGTGCCCCTCCAGGCCGTGCCCTCCCAGCAACTCGACGTGAGTCTTGGGGGCCAGAACTGCACCATCTCGATCTACCAACGGTGATCACGTGACCCAGGGTGCCAGTTTCACCTCCAAAGTCCTCCAGGCCAAGCTCACGTTGGCCAGCGGGACCTTTGACGGCACGAACAACACCAAGATCGCCTCCGGGCTCCGCATGGAGGCCGAGATCGACAAGGGCGGGCATCCCAGCAAGAACGGCCTGAAACTGAAAATCTACGGGATGCTCGAAGCGGATATAAACCTGCTGACGACCCTCCCCGGGAAGTCCGCCAAGCCCCTGGCCGTCCACAAGAACCTCATCCAGCTACTGGCCGGGGACCAATACGGCCTAGCCACGGCTTTCGAGGGCGAGATCTCGGGCGCCTGGGTGGATTACCAGAGCAGCCCGGGCCTCTACTTCCACCTGGAGGCACTGGCGGGCTACTACCCGGCCATCGCCCCGGTTCCACCCAAGAGCTACCAGGGCGTCGTCCCGATCAAGACCCTCATGAGCACGCTGGCCTCCCAGATGGGCTACCAGTTCGAGGATGGGGGCGTGACGGGCCACCTCTCCAATCCCTACCTCCCGGGCAGCGCCATGCAGCAGGCCGGGGCCGTGGCGGACGCCGCGGGGATCGAATTCGGGGTGGATGACGGGGTCTTGTTCGTCGCTCCCAAGGGGCAGGCCCGGGCCGGAACGGCGCCGCTGATCTCCGCCGGCACAGGCATGCGTGGCTACCCGGTGTTCGACAAAGAGGGGCTCAAAGTCACCTGCCTCTACAACCCTGGCGTCAAGCTGGGCGGCCTGATCAATGTGCAGAGCGTCATCCCGGTGTGCTGCGGCACCTGGCGCGTACATGGGCTCAAGCACCATCTCTCCTGCGAGATGCCGGGCGGGCCCTGGGAATCCAAGATCTCCGCGAGTTGGGTGGGGAACTGACATGGCCGATACCCCCGTCTATCCCCAGAAGGACCTCGCCACCGGCAACACGCCGTTCAACCAGCTCATGTTCGTCATCAAGCAGGCCCTGGCCCGGGTGAACGTGGCCACCCTGGTCCAGGTCGTGGCCGTACACACCCCGGGCGGCGTGGCCCCCCAGGGCACCGTGGATGTGCTGCCCCTGGTCAACCAGATGGACGGCGGGGGCCAGGCCGTGCCCCATGCCACCATCTACGGCGTGCCCTACCTCCGGATCCAGGGCGGCACCAACGCCGTGATCTGCGACCCGGTGGCGGGCGACGTCGGGTTCCTCGTCGTGGCCGACCGGGACATCACCAACGCCCAGGCCTCGGGCGCCCAGGCCAACCCCGCCAGCGCGCGCCGGTTCGACCTAGCCGATGGCCTTTACCTGGGCATGGGCGTCTCCGACCAGGCCCCGGAAAACTACGTGCTGGTGAGCCCGACCCAGACGGTCGTGGCCTTCGGTGCCAAGGTTCTGACCCTCAACGCCAGCGGGGCGACCCTCGCGGGCGACCTCCAGGTCAATGGCAAGATCACCGCGACCGGAGACATCGCCACCCCGGGAAACATCACCACGACGGCCGGGAACGTCAAGGCCCAGGGCGTCGACCTCCTCTATCACATCCATGGTGGCGGAACCATCAGTGGCTGGACCACGGGGCCTGTCCAATGAACACGCTGCAGCTTTCCCCCACCTGGGACCTCATGGTCGACGCGAACGGAAACCTGGCCGTGGCCACCGGGCCCCAGGCCCTGGCCCAGGACGTGGCCAGTGCGATCTCTACCTTTCTGGGCGAGGCCTATTTCGACACCGCCCTGGGCGTTCCCTGGGCGGGCACGGTGTTCGCCCAAGACTACTCCCCGGCCCTGGTGACCTCCCTCCTGACCCAGGCCGCCCTGAGCGTCCCCGGCGTCGTCTCGGCCACGGTCACCGATCTCGCCTACAAGAACGGGGTCGTGACAGGCACCTGCAAGTTCACCGACAGCACCGGGGCCTCCCTGGGCGTGAGTTTTTGAGGAGATGCCCGTGAGCACCAATGTCCCATCCGTCACTCTCGGACCCACTGGCTTCATTGCCCCGGAACCGGCCGCGAACCTCGCCGGGGTGCAGGCGGACATCAACGCAGCCCTGGGCGGCGGGCTCAACCCGGGCCTGTACACGCCCCAGGGGCAGCTCGCCAGCTCTATCGCGGCCATCAAGGGCGATGCCGATGCCCAGTTCCTGGCCGTCGTCAGCCAGGTGGATCCCCAGTACGCCCAGGGCCGGATGCAGGATGCGATTGGATCTCTCACCGGCATGACCCGGTTCCCCGCGACCTCCACCCAGGTTGCGGCCGTCGCCGGGGGCCTGGCTGGAACCGTGATCGCCGCTGGCGTGCCCGTGGCCCAGGATACCGCCGGGAACCTCTACACCTGCCCTGGGGCCACCATCGGCGCGGGCGGGACGGTCCCCGTGCTGTTTAGCAACCAATCCACCGGGGCCCTGCCATTTACCGGTCCCCTGACCATCTACCAAACCACGCCCGGGTGGGACACCATCACCAGCCCGGTCCTGCAGGGCCTGGGGCAACCAGTGGAGACCCAGCAGCAGTTCGAGGCGCGGCGCCAGGCCTCCGTGGCGGGCAACGCCACCAGTATGAACGCCGCTATCCGGGCCGCGGTCCTGGCCTCGGGCAGCACCCTGACGCCCCCCGCGCCGCCCACGGCCGCCTACGTCTACGACAATTCCACCGGGACGGCCATCGTCTGGGGCGGCATCACGATCCCCGCGAACAGCATCTACGTGGCCGCCGTGGGCGGGAACCCGGCCGCCATCGCCCAGGCCCTCTACCTGAAAAAGGCGCCCGGGTGCACC